CGGATATGGTAATCATCGACCTTTGGTAGAATATCCAATTCCATCAATTTGTCGATAAAAGGCCGTAAAATGAACGGTTCACAGTAATTGACACGGCGAGCATTGATCTTGTCTAACCAGTTCTTCTCGTCTTGGTCGGATGCAAGTTCACCACGCTCGGAACCAAGTAAAATTCGTGCGGGGATGCCGGTGGTTGCGGAAATCAATTTCAGTTGGACATCGACGGAGGGACCGGGATCGGATACTTGCGGGGCAATGGAATCGACCTCAACGCCTTGCAATCGCAAGTACCGTTTGAAGTCGTGCATGTATTCCTCAATTTGGGTCTTCATATCGGTCAACATCGTGTCCGACACTTGGGCCTCCGGGTCCATCTTGAAGTTGTAACCGGGGAAGGCACCACGATACCACATTTCGGCGGACGATCCGGCAATCAGTTCCATATTGGAAAGACGGTTGAAGCACTTTTGCATCCGGGGCATTCCGAAAATCCGATTGTCGATCAACCCCTCGGCAATATGGATGACACGGGAATGATGCAGATCGACCTCGCGTTGACTGGTCAAAGATGCCGCACCGTCTAACTGAACCCCTAACTTCAATTTGTAAATTTCGGGTAGGCCGTATCTTGGGGAGGTGATGTTTTCATCCAACTTATAGACGGTTGCCATATTTTGCTTGTAGGCTTTCAAATAAATCAGGTCGAGTTTAGCCCGTGGTCGTATAGGCCTGCCAAGATCGGAACCGTCATTGAACCCTAGCAAAAGTATTCCATATTGGCCGATACCGGAAAGGACATCGGCCAAATGTAAATGATACCACGTATGAATGCGTTTCTGTATGGAAATCCAGGCGTCCTCAAATTCGGTATTCGTGGTGTCGTCTTTATCCTCCATGATTTTCGGGGGGATTCGCCACGATGCGTCCGGTGCCGCCTCGACAATTCGTGCGGATATGTCACCGCGTTGATACAGCCACCAAAAATCGTTAAAACTCAAGTCCTTTGGGTATCCAAATGCCTCATATATGTCCCGCTGTCCCGAATAAGACTGCCCAAACCCACGGGCCAAGGCCATGCGGGATATGGTCGAGTAAAGGGCTTCAAAACGCAACTGGTTTTGTAAAAAATCTTCATTTATATGAGTGACTTTATCTTTTCTTGGTGCCATTTTATGTCCTTACATTGGAAGGAAACATTCTAAATTCCTGACTTCTTTTTCAGCCCAGTACACATCTTCCGCACAATCCACTGTGACAGGAATCGTGTCGGAAACAACACCGGCTATTTTGTACCCGTTATCTAAAATTCTCAATTGCTCTAATTTAGTTGCACGTTCATTCTCCGTCATTTTCCATTCACAATATCGATTCAATGCCTTCTTAGTATATCCATATATACCTATATGTAAATAGTTTTCTCTGTCGGGAATTAGGCACCGGCTGAAATTATCTACCCACAAAACATTTCCATCATCACTTGTAACGGTGCATTTTACTCGGTTTGTGTTATTACAAGCCCCCTCGGACAATTTAGTAAAGGTGGTCGCATATTCGGCTTTTCCATCGGAAAGTAATCGGACGATGTCTTGGATGCAGCCATATTCAAATTTTACCATGTCACCTTGCACATCGATAATTATATCCTCGTCTCCCATCGTGTCAAAAATCTCGTTTGCCATAGCCTCCGCACAGCGCTCGGAACCGTTACGAGGATTGTGCGAAGTAAGAAGGCAAGGAATCCTGCGACCGTTTGACAAATCCTCGCTGATCTCAATATCAGGCGTAACCACCATTGTAACATATCCGCTCATCCTCGCTTGAACATACGTCCAACAGACCAACGGGAATTTGCCGATTTTGTGCATACATTTACCGGGGAAGCGTTTAGAACCCAATCGCGCTGGAATGAAGACGAGGACTTTTCGCATCACCATGTTCCCACCTTTTTCCCACCGGGAATGTGTAAATTGTTGAATGCGCGGCTTGACGCATCCGCTTGATCCCAGAACTTTCCATTTGGAATTACACTTAGCTCGTCAATGAACTTCCGATTCCACGGTCCCTTTACCAATTTCACGTTTCCGGCCTCGCATTGGGACGCAAATGGGTCGAGCCGCACTAACTTGTCACCTGATTCCGTTGAGAACTTCACGATGTATCCAGATAAGTACCCTGCTAACTCTTTCGCCTGTGATTTACCGGCTTGTCCGGGGTCTTGGGGGAAATCGATTATGGTTTCAAGCCCGTCCTGCGTTGCGAAATTCGACATGGTCTTTCTTAGTGTGTGGGATGCGACACGCTTCCTCCAAACGTGTTCGACGTAGAATGTGTTTCCTTTACGACTCATCAACACACAAGCGGTGTATGCCGGTTCCGCACGGGTTATAGCGGCCTCCGCCTCGGACGTTGCCGCCAAATCCCATCCCCTAACCCGTTTTTCCGGCCTTGCCGGTGGGGAATCCACAATTTCAAACCATTCCTCTTGGAACATAGCCCCTTCCTTGGGAACGGGGTTCTGCCCAAACTGACCGGCAAATCCATAAGCACCCATCGTGTCCCTAAAGTCGGCTAAAATAGCTTCGTCCAAACGGGACGGGTCTAAAAGACCATTCGTGTAATTTTTCGCTAATTCCGGGGGTTTGACTTCGTATTCGGTAGAGGCGGGTAGGACGATGTGATTGATCGACCCCTCTTTCCTATTGTCGATCATATGCCCGGTGGGGTCATCCAAATGCAACCGCTGCATGATCATAATAGTGGTGGTGACCCGTTTATCGACTTTCCTTGAGGATAAGGTTTGGTCGGTCCAACTGTTTGCGGTAAGCCGCTCTTTCTCGGATATCGATTTATTCGGGTCAATCGGATCATCTATTATAATGATGTGGGCGTGGACACCGGTTACCGTCGATCCAACCGATGTGGTGAACCGCTGTCCTTTTGCTGTATTAACGAAGTTGGATTTTGCGGCTTTGTTCTTTTTAAGACGGATTTCGGGGAAGTACTTTTGGAATTTATCGGACTGTACTATGTTCAATGCGTATTCGCTGTGTTCAATAGAAAGCTTTTCCGCATATGACCCGGTGATGAACCGGAAATATTTCCCCGTGATATCCTCGATTTCATCGGGTTTCTTCCCCATCCTCAAAGCGTGGCGTTTATAATAGGTCTTGTACCGGACACGGTCCAATGTAGCGATCCAGCACCATGTGGGGAACATTACTGTAACCAATGTGGATTTTGTCGTTCCGGGGGGAATGTTGATGATTAAATCGTGAAGTCTTTTCTTTCTCGTCACTACCCGATAAAAAATAGCCTCCAACAACTTGCAGATATATGGGATGTGCCAGTTCCATATGGGTTCCTCCTCGATAATCACATCCCAAAATTCTTGAACGAAGGAGAATAGGGATAAACGACAGTCCTGGGCGATATCCCTTTTCACATCGGCGGATAATTCGTCCATTTGACCGGATAATTCGTTTAAAATCCCCTCAATTCCACTCATCCATTAACCTTGCATTTTTCCAGTAGCTGCATCAACGACCGTTTCTCATCATATGAAAGCAAAGTCACATCGTAATTCATGTTCAAATTGGCACTTTTAATCGGACCACCGCCCGGACCACTCACTTCCAATTTATCCGCACTGTTCATCCCGAATATCGATTCCAATCGGGATAATGCCGCCCCTTTATTCCACAATGACACCTCATAAACAACATTCCCGTTTTTAAGATGGGTGGACTTCAACCCCGCAATCGCCGCCCTGACTTTGGGCGGCAGTTTAGATGGATGAATCAGCAACTGCCCTTTTGAATTGAAGAACTGTGCGATGTCAGCAAACGCGATAGAACTTTCTTCCTGAATAACCCTTTTGGGAATTTTATCATACTGCTTTTGGATGTGCCGCATAACCAATTTTTGACAGTGCTTTATATGCGGTCGCTGCATCATTTCACGATAACGAACTGCAGCTTGCCCATTGGGAAAATTGTCCGGCTTCTTATACGCCATTTTATACGTTTTATTGTTTGTCCAGTTCTTCGCTTCCTGCACATACAGATAATATACGAAGCGCCTTTCTAACGAAGTCATCCCCAAATACACTGGATCATCTATCAGGGCCAGCTCTTCAATAGCGAAGTCCTGTTTCAACAGTTCTTCCCTGCTTGCTACTTCATCATCCGTCATTATATATTTTCTGGCAACCGATTTCCTTGTACCCATTACAGACACTCCTTTCCCCCACTTATATAGAAAACAACAACACACATCAATAGAAATATTTCCGACACAGAAGACATAATAACTAACTGCAGACAGAGTTCCACTGCAGTTCCATATATTTTTTATTTTTTTCGGGCATAGGGCAACGTATTGTATAACCGTAAAAAGTACTGCAGCAGAGTACCACAGTAACTGTACCCCTGAGTAATTTTTGACTGGGCTTTACCTGACCCCCTTCGACTTCCGTATCCGCCGATGCGATCTCGACTCGAGCTACATTTATTGTAGGTGGGAAACGACTCGAGCTACATTAATTGTAGGTCGCATATGTACCATCAAAGTATGTAGGGGGGCATGACAACGTGGTGCGTGGGTGT